CCCTTGAGGTGATCTATGGCAACCATTACGCAAACGGTCGGGTCGCGCACCAGCCTGACAGTCACCGGACTGTCTACGCTGGCAGCAGCTACTTACGTTGCCTCCAGTGCCTATACTGCTAACACGAACAAACCGCTGGATGTGATCGTTGAGGTGGACGTTGCTACGACGAACACGCCTTCTGGTAACAAACAACTTGTGGTGTTCGTTATCGAGTCTCTGGACGGAACCAACTACCGCAGCGGGCCTACCTCTGGCACTACGGTGACGGATGAACCAAACCTGCGCTTCTTGGGTACTGTGCCAATGAACACTGCCTCTGTGACGCAGATTGCTACATTCAGCGTGGCGCAGGCTTTGGGTTACTGCCCTTACGCCTTCAAGGTGGTCATCAAAAATGATCTCGGTGTTGCTCTGACTTCGGGCACGGCGTTCACCTCGGAAATCTCTGCTACGAGTGTTTAACCATGACGCTGATACTCAACCAGCGCCGCACACGGCAGCCTCAGTACCCAGTGGGGATTGATTGGGGTAATCCGCTTACTAGGGGATTAGCAGTGGCGTGGACAGCTTCAAACCCGATAATTGAACTTGTAACCAATACAAAAGCATCAACTAATAATGCACTTTCTCAACCTGCACGGCGAGGTATTGCGTCTAAGTGCTCACTTGGCCAGACAAACGTAGAGTTTGCAAGCAAAGACCGTATAACCACATCCAATGGTGTCGGGACAGGTAGTTTCACGCTTTTAGCTTTTTGTGACCCAGTCAACAGTGGGGTTGTTGAACACGTTTTCTGCCAGAAAAATGATGCAGGTGGAAGTCCTTTTGCCCAGGCAACCTTAGTTGCAAATAGTTCCGCTGGAGGGGGCGCTACAACAGGTTCTTTTGAGTTTTTCTGCTACAACGCGTCTATAGGATCTCTTCAGGTATCTGCTTTTACGCCTCTGGACGGAAAATACCATATGTTTGTGGGTCGTAGGAACGGTTCAGAGATGACATTATGGGTAGATGGTCTGCTGGTAGCAACTACTTCGGTAGGCGGGACAATGGCCATTACGCAATCTGGGGTTCCTAGATACCTTGCTATCGGTTCTAGAGGTAATGGAACAACAGAATCATACACGCAATCTGTAGTAACAGCGCAAGCATGGAACCGTGCCCTCTCCGCTGCCGAAATAGCCAGCATCTCCGAAAACCCTTGGCAAATATTCCGGTAAGCTAAATGGCAATCCGTTTTATACCGTTCGGACTAACTGCAGGTGGCGGCGGTGCCAGCGCCATCACGCCGGCATCCGGCACATCCACCGCCAGCACCCTTACCGCCACCGCGCAGGCCGTTGCAGCGCTCACAGGGGCCAATGGCACCAGCACCGCCAGCACACTGACCGCCAGCGCCACTGCAGCCGCCGCACTCACCCAGGCGGCAGGCGTGTCCACTGCGGGCACCTTGGGCGGCGTTAGCGTTACCGCGTCGGCCATTACCAGCGCAGCGGGCACATCCACCGCCAGCACGCTTGTCGCCAGCGCCAGCGCCGCTGCAGCCATTACCAGCGCAGCGGGCACCAGCACTGCCGGAAGCCTCACCGGCACCGGCCTGGTCTCCGGCTCATCGTCTATCACCGCAGCCGCAGGCGTCAGCACCACCAGCACCCTGGCGGCGTCCAGCCTGGCCGCGTCCACCATCAGCACCGCAGCCGGTGCCGCCACCGCCAGCACCATGGCAGGCTTTGCCACTGTGGCCGGTTCACCGGGTGTGGCGGTAGGACAGTCCACCACCAGCACCCTGGTGGGCAGCTACAGCATCGCTGGCAGTGCCATCACACCGGCAGCGGGCAGCAGCATCGCAGGCACCTTGGCAGGCAAGGCCGTAGTGGCTGCCAGCATCACCGCAGCAGCGGGTAGCAGCACGGCTGGCATTCTGGTCAGCAACGGAACCCCCACCGATGTGGGCGAGACCGACACCGGCTACTACCGCCGTGCCGCGCACGCCGTCATGATAGGCACCGCAGGCGGTGCAGGCTCGCAAACCATGCTCAAAATAGGCCGCCGCCGCACCTCCGGTTTTTAGCCTCCGCGCATTGCAAACCGTCTCACGCTTTGCCTTGTTAATGAGACACCCCGGGCCGCAAAGTTGCGGCCATGAGCACACCAACACCCGAGCCAACCAGCGTACCCGCCACGCTGCAGCGCCACCTGTCCGCAGGCCGTGCCGAGCGGGGCCTGCTGGTCGAGCGTGCAGCGGTTGACGAAGTCGCCCGCACTGCCACCCTGGCGTTTGCCAGCGAGACCCCTTACGAGCGCTACTGGGGCATTGAAATATTGGATTGCACCCCCGGCAGCATGCGCACAGGCCGCCTGCGCTCGGGTGCCAACCTTTTATGCGACCACGACACCAAAGATGTTGTGGGCGTAATCGAATCTGTAGAGATCGGTGCCGACCGGGTAGGTCGCGCCGTGGTGCGCTTTGGCAAAAGCGTTCGCGCAGAAGAAGTGTGGCAAGACGTACTGGGTGGCATCCGCCGCAACGTGTCCGTCGGCTACATGATCCACAAGGCCCAACTGGTCGAGACAAAGGACGGTGTGGAAACCTACCGCGTTACCGACTGGGAACCCTTTGAAGTTTCTCTTGTGTCTGTACCTGCCGACGCCTCCGTCGGCGTAGGCCGCAGCCTGGAGAGCGTGCAAGTCACCGTCACTGTCACCAGTGAAGGCGACGACGCCGAAGAAGACCCTCTGCAAGAAGCCATAGACGCCGCCGAAGACGAAGGCGCTGTGCTCCCCGAACCCATCACCTCCCTCCCTATTGAAAAAGGACTCAAAATGTCTGAAGTTATCCAAGTCGTGGAAACACGCAACCACGCCGCTGAAATCAGCAAAATCGCCGCCACCATCCCCGGCGGTGCCGACATGGCCATGAGCGCCATCCAGCGCGGAATCACGGTCGAGGCCTTCCAGCGCGAAGCACTGGACAAGCTCTCCAGCAAGCCCATGCCAACAGCAGACATCGGCTTGAACAAGGCCGAAGTCAAGCGCTACAGCGTCATGCGTGCCATCAACGCGCTGGCCAACCCTGGCGACGCAGGCCTGCAACGCGCAGCCGCTTTTGAGCGTGAATGCTCCGAGGCCGCCGCCGCCAAGCAAGGCAAGCAAGCCCGTGGCTTCATGGTCCCTTACGAAGTGCAAGCCCGTGACCTGGTGCAAGGCACCCCCACAGCAGGCGGCAACTTGGTCCAGACTGATCTGCTCTCTGGCAGCTTCATCGACGCACTGCGCAATGCCATGGTCCTCTCCGGCCTGGGCGTGCGCATGCTGACCGGACTGCAAGGACAAATCGCCATCCCCAAGCTGACCGGTGCTGCCACTGCCTACTGGGTCGCAGAAAACACAGCGCCCACTGAGAGCCAGCAAACTATCGGCCAGGTCACCATGTCGCCCAAGACCGTGGGTGCATTCACCGACATCAGCCGCCGCCTGATCAACCAGGCCAGCATCGACGTGGAATCCATGGTGCAAAGCGACATTGCCACCGTGTTGGGCCTGGCCATTCAACAAGCCGCCATCAACGGCTCAGGCGCATCCAACCAGCCATCCGGCCTGCTGACACTGGTGACACCCGGCGTCATCGGTGGCACTAACGGCCTGGCACCTACCTGGGCGCACCAGGTCGCGCTGGAAACTGCGGTTGCCGTAGCCAATGCAGACGTTTCCAACATGGCCTACCTCACCAACGCCAAAGTTCGCGGCAAGCTCAAGAGTACAGAAAAAGCCACCGGCACCACCGGCAACTTTATCTGGTCCGAAGGCACCACGCCAATCAACGGCTACCAGGCTGCCATCACCAACGCCGTGCCATCCAACCTGACCAAGGGCACCAGCTCCGGCGTCTGCTCGGCCATCATCTTCGGCAACTTCTCCGATCTGCTCATCGGCATGTGGGGCGGCCTGGACCTGATGGTGGACCCGTACACCGGCTCCACAGCCGGCACCGTGCGCGTGGTGGCCCTGCAGGATGTAGACGTCGCCGTGCGCAACGTCGAGTCCTTCGCCACCATGGTGGACGCCCTGACGGTCTAAGCCACAGCGGCCCACGCCACCACACTACCACTGCCATGTTCTCCGAAGACCTCACCGCCTTCTTCGACATCACCAACGGCTTTGCGCAACCCGCAACGCTGTCGGGTGGTGGCGTGGTGCCGGTCATCTTCGACCGTGCCTATGTCGGCGTCTTGTCGGGCCTGGTGGAATCCACCGGCCCGCAAGCCACCGCCAAAAGCGCAGACGTGGCGGCAGTGGTGCAGGGCAGCACCCTAGTCATCAACGGCACCACCTACACCGTCACCGGTGTGGAGCCCGATGGCACGGGTGTGACCACCCTGCAACTGCGCGGATAGGGCTAGCACCATGGCCGACCACCTGCAACAGCAAATACTGGACGCAGTGCAGACCACCATTACCGCCGCAGCCACCGCTGCTGGCAGCAATGTGTACCTGGACCGCGTGGACGAGCTGCTGCAGGCCAACCTGCCCGCCATCCACATCGAGGGCGGCGACGAAGAGGCCAGCGCCGACAGCATCAGCTTTCCCACCGTCTACAGCCGCGCCTACAGCTTTAGCGTGGCCTGCGTGTGTGGTCAGGCCACCGGCGCAGCCAAAGCAGCCCGCAACCTGGCCAAGCAGGCAGAGGCCGCGCTCTTGGCCAGCATCAGTACCTTTACTGCGGGCGGCAAAGCCCAGGCACTGGTGCTGCTGGGCAGCAGCGAGACCAAAGACGGCAGCGGCGCGGTCAGTCTGTTTGAGGTTCGCCAGCAGTGGCAAGCCCGATACACCACGCTGGGCGGTTCGCCCGACGTAGTCCCCACCTAAATTTTTAAGAGGCACCCACCATGGCCATCACCCTTGCCACCGGCACGCAGCTTGCGATTGCCACCACTTACGCCGCATCCAGCAACATGACGGCCATCACCAACGCCACCGAAGCCGTCGCCACCCTGGCCGCAGCGCACGGCGTGGTGGTTGGCGACTTTCTCGAAGTCACCAGCGGCTGGGACTTGCTCAACAGCCGCATCGTCCGCGCCAAAACCGTAGCCACCAACGATGTCACTTTTGAGGGCATCAACACCACCAACACCAGCAACTACCCCGCAGGCACCGGCACCGGCACCATCCGCCGCATCACCGCGTGGACCAGCATCACCCAGGTGCAGAGCTTCGACACCTCGGGCGGCGACCTCAATTTTGCGGACATCACCACCATCGTGGACAAAACGCAAAAGCAAGTCCCCACCACCCGCAGCCCGCAGACCCTGAGCATGACGGTGTTTGACGACACCACCCTGGCCGGCCAGGTTGCCGTGCAAGCTGCCAGCGATGCCAACGCCGCCACCGGCTTTCGCATCGTGTTCCCCAACGCCTCGCGCATGGTCATCAACGGCTACTACAGCATTGGCGCATCGCCCAATGTGGCGGTCAATGCCCCGCTGACCAACACCATCAGCTTCAGTGCGGTGGCGCAGGCAACCCGCTACGCAACCTAAGCGCTGACCCATGGACCTGGCAGACCTCAAACGCCTGGCCACCGCCGCCCGCGAGTTCAGCGTGGCGGTGGGGGAGCCACCGCGCCACATCACCCTGCGCCTGCCCACCCAGCACCAACTGGTGCTTAGTGCGCGGCGCAGCGGCCTGCACAACCTGCAAGACGACGCCGCCGCCCACGTGGTGCTGCAGCGCAACCTGCTGCTGCTGGCCATGGTGGCGTGGTCGGGCGTGCTGGTGGCCGATGTGCTGCAGCAAGACCCGCCGCACCCGCAGGCCGGTGATGTACTGGAGTTTGCGCCCGAATCTGCCGAGCTATGGATTGATGCCCACCCTGCCTGGGAGGCCGAGCTTAGTGCCGCCCTCATGCAGCGCATGGCCCAGCGCAAGGACGTACAGGATACAGCCGCAAAAAACTCCTAGAGCTGGTCGGCTGGCAAAAGTCTGCAGCCGACGCCAAGAAGCTCGAAGAGGCAGGCTTTGGTGGCCTCCAGGCACCGCCCCCGGTCTT